CGCAGGGCGCCCGTCGCGGCGGCACTGAGGCCGCCGATCATGTGAGGCAGGCCGATCGGGTACGCGCCGCGCCACGGGATGAACGGCCACTCGACGAACCACGCCACTGCCTCGTTGCTCTCGTCCTCCTCGTCCCAGTTGCGATACAGCGCGAGTACCTTGCCGCTGACCTTGTCGATCGTGAGGATGTAGGGAGATGGCTCGTCGTCGCCCTCGACGTCCGCAATGGCGTACACCTCGTAGACGGTGCGCAGTCCATCTTCGTTGTAACTCGTGTCGCTGCGCCCCTCGATCTTGTTGTTCGCCTTCTCGGCGCTCGATGTATCGGGCTCCAAGCCCGGCGGCGTCAGGTCCACGTCGCGGTACATGCCAGACTTTACACGTTGCAGGTAATCAAGCTCGGTGACGTACTGCACGTGCGTCTTGCGCTGCGCGCTGTAGAAATTGGTTGCGGCATACGGCAAGTACATGTCGTCGATCATGACGGACAGGAAGTTCGGGCGGTTGCGCCGCTCGTCCCATCCAAGCTTCATGTACTGCGCGCCGCCGAGCGGTAGCTGCGTGAGCATCTGCTCCACCTCGGCGCGCGCCTCTTGCGCCTGCACGGTGAGCTGCCAGTTCATCAGGGCGGACTTGCGCTTGGCCTTGTCCACCTTCGTCTCGGTGCTGTCGCCGACGACCTTGTCCTTGACCGGGCCGTTCGCGGGCCAGAGCTCCTTGATGGCGCGGGACGCGAAGTCCACGCAGGCCTCGGTCATCATTGGGTGCACTGCGCGCGACGCGCCTTGGAACTGCGCTCCGCCCGGTGCGTCGTCGCCCAGACCGGTGCGCCGCAGGCCGTCCTCGTATTGCTCGTCGCGCTTCTTGCGCGCCTCCTTGTCCTTGCCGATCAGGTCGAGGAACTGGGTCGCGAGGCGGCTCAGGTCTTCCTCGGGCAGGGTCTCTGCAAGGTTGTCGTAGAACTCGCTCTCGCCGGCGGCCGGGCCGCCCTCCATCGTCACGATGGCGCCACCGTCCTCGGTGTCCTCGACGTCGCTGTCCTCGGTATCTAGCTCAACCATTTCGCCTTCAGGCATTTCATCTTCGTCCATAAGTCTCTATCCTTCAAACGGCGTAAGGGTTCTGGATGACCTTCGGCGGTGGCCGGTGATCGATGTCAAGCTTTTTCTCTTTTACCACGGAAACCAGCCGCTTGTCTATGCATAGTCTGACGCACTGCGTCATGGCGTCGACGTAGTCGTCGTGCTTCACGCTGCCCGGACCGGTGAAGGCGCACAACTGCGCCAGCATGGGCTCGACCCACGTGCGCGGCCGACCGGGATACTTGTCGCTCTCGGGCAGCCACATACGCTTGCGCGCGAAGATGTGACTAACCATGTGCAACCGCGCCAGCTTGTCGGCGCGGCCGGGGTTGTATGCGTATGCCTCGATGCCCTCGCGCTCCAGCATCTGGCGCAGGCTGATGCCCGACCCCTTGTCCTCGATGAGGCACAGGTCAGGCTTGCGGCCGGACGTGATGGGCTTGGATCCGCCGAACATGGGCTTGATCAGCGCCACGTCCTCGTCGTCGCCGTAGGCCACGTTAAGCTCGCGCTTCACGCGCTTGATCAGGGCGGGCATGCCCATCTGCTCTGACCAGCAGTCGAGCACGATGAGCTGGCTCAGGTTGTTCTTGTCGTGGAAGCTGCCGAGCACGACGCAGGCCGTGCTGTCCGCGTCGCCCTTCTTCTTGTCGTACGTCGCCTCGGTGAAGGCCGTGTCGAGCGACAGGATGATGTAGTCCAGAGCGGGCAGCGGCTTCTTGGCGGGCCACAGCTTGAAGTCGCTGCGCTTGACGATGCCCTGCTCTTCCGGGTTGATCAGCTCGCCGTAAAGCTCCTGCCGGCCAATCGTTGTGCCCTCGTACTGCTCGAGTTGCTTGAAGAAGCTCTCGGGCAGGTTATCCCTGTTGTCGAACGTCGAGCCGGTCACGATGATGCGCTTGTCCTGCGGCGCGCTCAGCTTGCGGATCAGGTCCTTCGGCTTGGGTGTCGTCGTCCACAGGACCTGCGGGTCAGCGCCGAGGCGCAGGCCCATCATGGCCATGTCCCACGTCTCCTCGTCGTACTGCCACGCGGCCAGCTCGTCGAACCAGCCGCGCGTGTGCTGCGGTCCGCGCAGACGCTCAGGCTTCTCGGCCGTGAAGCCGCGGATCGTGCTGACTGTACCTGCGATGTTTCGCATCTTGATGATCATGTCACTCTTGTTGTGCTCAACAAGTAACTCGGGCGGCATGACGGACAGGATACCGCTCTCGCCCTCGAAGCACGTGAACTTGACGTCCTGATACGTCGGCGCGATGACGCAGCTATCGAAGCCGCTCGGATCCTCGAAGACGGCCCGGCAGAGCCACTCGGCGCCCACGCGCGTCTTGCCGAAGCCGCGCCCGGCGAGGTAGCCGCACTCAGTCCAGCCCCCGCGCTTGACGACTTGATTGGGCCGGGCGGTGTTCATCCACCGCTGCTGCCAGTGGAGGTGCACGCGCTGCTCGATCGTCAGCGTTTCAAGCAGGGACGCGGCGCTGGTCATGTGTTGCGGTACAATTCGAGGGTCTCACGCAACTGTGCGTTCATCTCGCGGATGCGGTCGTACCGATCGGCCGAGTGGTCCAGCGCCCGGTTCAGCGCGTCAATCGTAGTGGACAGGCGCGCGTTGACGGCTTCAAGGTCGCGTGCACGTCGCCACGGTCTCAGGTTCACTTGGGTGCTTCGAGCGCGAGGTAGGATGCGAGGGAGAGGGTCAGGGCGACGTTGTCCGCGCCGCTCCCGATCTTGAGGCTCTCGCCCTCCTTGTTGCCGACCTCGAGGGTCTTCGTCTCGCCGTAGCGCTTGGGGTTCCACTTGGCGAGCAACTTGAGGCGGTACTCGGCGCGTAGCTTTGCGCGCTGGATCTGTTCGCTGTCCGCGGGCACCTCATCGATGATGCGCAGGATGTCGTCGGCGATGACGTCGGCACCCACATCTCGCGCGCGTTGGTACGCGATGGCCAAGGCTTCGTCTGCGCGTATCCAATCCGCCCAGCTCTGCGGGTGAAAATCTAGCTCACGACCCATCGCCGCCAGCGTCTCGCCACCGGCAATACGCGACAGCACTTCATTCACGAGTTTTGGGGTTTTCTTGGCCGGGTAAGGCATTCTGCTTGCTCCGCTATATTTGGCAGGACTACCAGTCACGAGTGTACTAGCACACCGCAATCAGCAATGCAACATTTGAAATGTGTCACATCTCGCCACACGCGCCACGTGTACAGCGCCTGATCGAAAAGGGCAGAATTGCAACACGCCACACCGCGGCACACGTAACACCTGACACCCTATATCGTAGATATAGTAGGTTGTTGAGGTGTGACATTACGGCTGTAACATCTCGGCACACGTAGCATGATGTTGCGTGTGCACCCACCGAGACGCAATGATTTCAGCTACTTAGCAACTTGGCAACATTTGCAAGTAACGTGCACATCTCGACCCGAATGTGAGATGTGCGAGATGTGCGAGATGTTACACACTACTAAAATCAACATGCAATTATATGCATTTAGCTCTTTACATGCTGTTTGTTACATGTCATAGAGGTGTCACCAACAGAGAAACGGAGATACGAAATGAACCAGACCAACCAAGCAATCCGCAGCTACCGCGGCGACTTTTACACCAACATCAAAAACTTGCCAGAAGGCGAGTATCTGACCGAGACCGGATACAGCCAGTCTTATCCTTGGAAGGTAATTGCGACCAGCCCCAGCGGCAAGACCATTACTCTTCAGAAGGTCGAAGTAGCAACCGACCCAGAGTGGAAGCCTAAATTTATAGCTGGTGGCTTCACTGCACGCTGCACCAACCAAAACGAGCAGACCCACATTTTTGTCGGCCTCTCTGATCGGCTGATGACTGTCCGGCTCAAGAAATCCCGCTACTGCGGATCCGACAAGCTCTGGGGCAACAAAGGCACAGAGTTCATCGCCAATGGCGCAGTCGAACATTACGACTACAATTTTTAACTGGTGGGGCTTCGGCCCCACTACCAACAACGGAGATACGATATGAACAGAGCCAAGCACGAGCGCAACTGGGTCATCTGGCGCCAGTACCGCATAGAGAAAAACGATTGACACGATAAAGCACCTGCTTTACAAGGCGGGACCATTGGAGGAACTTGAAATGAAGATTATTCATAAGCGCGTATTAGCCGCGATAGTAACGGCAGCGGTTTTTATCGGCGGGACGGTGTTCGTGGGTTGGGGTTTTAGTCCCTCGGAATGGGAGCCAGTTGCGCGGTCAGGGTGGCTTATTATTGGAATAACTTGTGCCGGACTTGCCGCGACATTTCCATTTAGAGATAACAAGACATGACCAATAAACCAGACACAGCCGAACCAACGCTCCAGCAGCTTTTGGACAAAGCAAAAGACCACGTAATGACCGATGCCGAAATTCAGGCGCAGCGGGAAAGTTGGATGAGGGGAATGGCTCCATGCGAACATGGCCGCCGTGATTTTGAGCAGTGCGGGGAGTGCCGTGGCCGCGTTATCGAAGCAATCGACCATCTCCAAGGGAAAGCATCATGACCGCGAACCTATCCAAAGCCGTATCATTCCAGCAGAAGCGCAAGCAGGACCGCCAGCAGGGGCACCAGCGGGTATCTTAACAGGTGCCTTGCGGTTTGGGAGACATGGACGGGGGTTGATGTGGCTACATTGAGGCGCGAAGCTGAACAAGTTTAGCTGCAATATGATTAACAAAGGAGAATGAAGATGTTTAAAGCAAATCGAATCCGGTGGAGCGACCATGATCGTTATTTCGGCCCATTCACATATTCACGAAGCTTGCATTACAGCCCTATCGCAATTTGCTTGGATTCTGGCGATGGCGATGACTACCCCGGTTGCCGGATTAGAACAAGTGCCTTTGGCCATACGCTTATTCTGGCGGTGCCTGCAATTATCAAACCTTTCAAAATTTGGAAAGAAATAACACATGAGCC